CCCACTCTTTCATACTGCTTTGACAATCAGGTGGTTCAGGATCTTTATATCCCTTCATCTTCTTCCACTTATTATGCAGGGCTCCCATCATCCAAGACTGAGCAAGACTCTTAGGACCATTCTCCAAGAGATCTAATTCATATCTGGATGAGGTATAACCCTTATACTCTTCTCTCCAATTGGAGTCATCATAATTTTTGGACATTCTCAGATCCTCCGGCATTACAAGATATATCAGAATCACAATTCTCTGATCCACCCAATGAGAATGGATTATATCTATCTGTTGCCATTCTATACATCTTTTCATGCATAGTTATTTCCTCTTCCTTCTCATTCTTAGGAGTAGAGAACCAATCCTCATCATAAGGAGGTTCATATTCTGATGGTGCTAAATCTAATTCTTCTTCCAATTCTACCCTCCTTTCTGGTTCTGCATATTTGTTATCAAACCACTTATTAGGATTAAACCCCAAATCATTAGAACCTGGTTCATTTACCTTTTCTGAAGCCACAAATCCTGGAGGAGGTTGGGGAGTAGAAAGAACTTTGTTATTTGGAGAAAGTGGTTTATCCTTAAATACCTCCAAATTAATATCCTCACCTTTGTGAGAACCCACAAAAATATTTTTGATATTTTGATTCAAAGATTTCAAGATGTTCATGTCAAAAATTACTCATAAGTAAAAGGTTTTTCTTTAATTATAGATTTATAATACTCCAATCTCTTCCGAAGAACAAGTACCTCTTTTTTAAGGTCCTCATTTTCTCCTTCCAAAACTTCTATATGTTCTTCATAGACTATGTACATAGAATTATTTAATCGTTTAAGATTTGCTTAATCTTATCCCTCCAATATTCACGATCCTCTTCAGAAATCCAAGGATTGTGTCGTTGAATATAAGCATGCTGTAACCATTCCTTATCCGTCCAATCCTTTCTTGGCTCTTTAATGTAATCATTCAGACTCATTCATACCATACCCCTTTTGTCTTTTCCAATCAGCATACATTTCACCAAAGATCATTCCTTCATGAGATTTGAGTTCAGCACCATTAAGAATCTCCAGTTGTCTTTTACTAAGAAGACCTTGCATCTCCTCCTTATACTGTTTTTCCCAATTAGGGATTTCTTTAATCCATTCTGCAGTCATGAGTTTAATACCACAATAAGTCTAATAACCATAAAAATAACAAGAATATAATAGGTCCACATGATAGTCATGCCAACCTTATTATGAAGAGAACCTCTTTTATATGGATGGACAGTATAGGGAGCAGAGTCCCATCCATCAGCCATATATTCGCTAGGATCTATTTTTCTCATTCCCCCTTCCTCCTTGGTACTTGAATAGTCCATGAAGGTGATACTAAATCAACCAAATCAAAATTATCTTCAAAATATTTCTTTCTTTCCTTTGCTTCCTTTTCCCTTCTCATCAATTCAGCTTCACGTCCTGGTTTAGGTTGAGTGTCCCCATATTGAGGAATCTGGAACCCAAAAGACTGACACTCTTCTGAATCACTTAAATCAATATTACACTCTTCTGCATAGTCCCAAATAGCACGATCCACCTGTCCAAAGAGAGAATCAAATGTCATTCTCCTTCTTAAATCATTCGCAATATTATCTACGTGCTCATCTGCTAAATCAATTCCACATGGTCTTGCTTTGACCAACTTGTTAAGATCAATAACGATCTTACAATCATTGTAAATGCACATAATTTTAACGAAAAAATGTTACAAGGGTTAGTCGGGAATTCCCAATAGAAGTTCCAAAGAATTTTTGTGCTCTATGAAACAAATTAGAATCAAAGAGTATCATCCTATTGAACTTATTGGGAACCTTAACTATAGGTTCATTTTTTTTACTAAACTTCTCTCTAAGTCTACCATACTTATAGCGATTTACCAAATTACGTGGATTTTTGTGAAATTCTAACCTAACATCCTTTAGAACATCCCAATACTTTTGAGGGAAGAATCCATGACTGGGATCCTTTAATACATCACATACTTCAGTTCCTGAATAATCTGGAGGATCAGGTGATAAAAATATAATACAAGTATATTTGTCAGGAAGATCTAAATGATAGAACCCCTCATCAAACTCATGAGTGACATATTGAAAACGAGAAGAATTTATTATCAAATCCGAATCCTGAGTAAGATATTTAACTTTAGAAAGAACCTGATTGGTAGATATATTCATTACACTTTCACAATCCGGTGCAGTAGCATATCCAGGATAATGAAGTTCCGATGGAGCCCCATACTTTTGTTTTAAAGCAGTACTCCTTACTCCATAAGGATCTTTTAAAAAATTATCTTCAATAATAATCATTTAAAAAATGTCACAAAGGTTAATCTTGAATTCCCAATGGAAGTTCCAAAGAATTTCTGTGCTCTATGAAACAAAGGAGAATCAAAAAGTAACATTCTATTAAATTTATTAGGAACTTTAACAATAGGTTTATTTTTATTCATAAACTTCTTTCTCAAATTATTATATCTGTATCGATTTAAACGATTACTTGTATCCTTATAAAATGATCTTTTAGCTTCTATCATGTCATCCCAATATTTTTGAGAGAAATATCCATGAGAAGGGTCTGGATGTTCATCACATACTTCAGTTCCCGAATAATCTGGAGGATCAGGTGATAGAAATATAATACATGTATATGTGTTGGGAACATCTATATGAAAAGATCCTTGATCATAATCTTCTGTAACATATTGAAAAGCACTAAGATCTGAATTTAAATTTGGATTCTTTGTTAAATGTCTAACAGTGGGAAGAACATGCTTAATAGCAATATCTTTAACAATTGCAGAGCAATCATAATCAATATCAGTCCTATATCCCGGATAATGGGTATCTGCAGGAGAAGAATACTTTTGCTTTAAAGCAATACTCCTCATAGCATAAGGATCTTTTAAAAAATTATCTTGAATGATAATCATTTAAGCAATTAACTCCATAAATTCATTTAATACTTTTTTATTTAACTTCTTAGTCTTAAGAGATTTAACAAATGCTCTTTTAATTTGGGCTTTAGTTGCATCCTCATCAACATCAAACTCTGCATCTTGAGCTAAAACAGAAGAAGCTATTCCAAAATAAGAATCATATCCAGCATTCTTAATAACAAAACTCTTATTCTTTCTCCAATCAGAATAAGCTTCTTCACCACCATTATGCATTCTTATAAATTGTTTAGCATCACGATTCATAAGAACCCTAATACCAATAAAATTAGTAGAAGGAAATCTATCCTTTAAATTAGTTAAAAGAGTTTGTGTAAACTCATAATACCCCCATCTAAACTTATAAGTCTTTCCTAATTTACGATCCCTCAAAAAGGAAGTGTGAGGATTAATATTTCTTGTTCCCAAATAAGGATCAATTTCCCAATGGCGTTGTACTGATTTGTGATAAGGAAGTTGATGTGCTTCACCATCTGTCAATATAACACACTGAACTTTCTCAACGTTATTCTCTTTCTGGAATTGTGGAAGAAGTTGATGTAAAGATACAATTGCTTCATTCAAAGGAGTTCCTGAGAGAACCATTCGTGGAGGATACGTATACAAAGATCTTACTCTAAAACATTGAGCAATACGCCAAATGTTTATCATGTGAGACTCTAAGGTTTTAGCATTTACTTTACTGCTAAACAAATTCATCAAATTAAACTGATCATGCACATACAACAAACCTTCTTTATGTTCTGATTTAACATAAGGTTGCTCTTCCTTATCCCACTCCTGAGTGAAAGCATAAACCTCAAAAGGAATCTGTACTTTCTTACAGAACCACATAAGATTATATAACTGCTTCAAAGTATCCTGCAGAACAAACTGCATAGATCCCGACCAATCTAATATAAAAACTAATCCATGGTTCTTCCCATCAGGAAGGGTAGTAACTCTCTTAAAGATATCTTCATTGAATCTATATGTCTGAAGCTTCGTTGTATCGAGAACCCCAGTGCGACTTGTAGCACTACGAGCATAAGCACTAGCTGATTTCCTACACTCAAACTCCTTGACAAGGTAACTGACTTCTTTCTGTGCATCTCTTTTGAATTGTACATAATCCGCATCTACTTCATCAAATTTAATAGTCATAGGAAGTTCACTCTCTTCCCATCTCCTATCTTCTTCTTTCCGATGTTTCTCAATCTCTTTATGAACTTCTTCATTAGAAACAATTATCTTTTCTAAATCCACCTTTGGAATTTCTACATATACATTTTCACTTTCACTATCCCCAATAAGATCCTTCAGTTTACTTTCTAATGTATCAGCAGTTTTTACTTCTGGATCTAAAGAAGCATCAGAAGGAGTCCTCCGATCAATATCAGCATCACTACTGCTCCTATCCTCCACAGTAGAACTGCTATCAATGTCAGGAATGGAAGTGTCACCACCGCTAACATCCCCAATGTCAGAAATCCCAGAATCTTTAAGGTCTTGCTCAAAATCCAATTGAGCTTGATCTTTCTTTTGATTAGACTCTTCTTCCTTCTCCTGCTTGCAGAAATTATATAACGCTTCTGCTGCGGATAAGGTGTCATCAAACGTTTCACAGCCATTGATCAAATCGATAATCGGTTTTTCAGTAGACGAAAAAGCCAAAGGAAGGAACGAACCCACCTTAAAGTATAGATTAGCCCTATCAGCAAGATTAAGGTCAGTAATATCTTGATCATTTAATTCAAAAAAATCTTGCTCATGGAGTTCATTATACCCTCTATAGAAACTTTTTGCAATACCCAAATATTTACGCTTCATCAACTTTTCAATTCTTGCATCCTCAACTACATTTACGAATGATTGAGGGACATCATGCTTCAACCACCAGTCCTCATCAGGAGTAAAGAGAGCATGTCCTACCTCATGACCAACCAACATATCATATACAACATCACTTGCTTTCTCCCAGAGAGGAAGGATCAATACACGAGTACGAACATTGAACTGAGCACTCTCAACATTCTTATGTTCTACTACAATATCCTCAGTAGCAAGCAACTTTGCTAATTGTGATTTGATTTCTTGCTTGACTGCCATGAATTTTCTTTGGTATGAACCTATAATACGACGAAACCCGCCTCTTGGACGGGTTCATGTGACACTTCTTAAAGTGTTTTAATCGTGCCTTTGCCTGTCGGAGAGCTTGAGGTTTAAGAGTCCTCTTCGCTTCCTTCTTGCTGTGGTGTCTCCAATTTGGAACGTTCATAGGACTGCCTCAGATACTCATCACTCCTTGGATCTGTAATAAGAAATTTACAATACTCCCAACCTTCCCTTTTAAAGGAATCACTCATATCAACAGGTCGTCTTATAGGACCCATAGCCCATTCGGGCGGTGCTTCAGTATTCATTGGTCTGGATAGAATCGATCAAGATCCTCTTTATAGAGTGATCTAACATTATCTATAAGTTTAGGAGTTCTGTCAAGCTGATTCACCCCCTCATGACGACTCATAGGGTACTGGGCAAAAGCATCTATCTTAAAATCAACCTGCAATTTCTCACTCATCCAATATCCAAAATCCGTACCCAATCGATCTTCAAACTGCCAAAGATGAGTTTTGTCACCAATAAAATCTACCTGTGGTCTCCACCAAGTCTTAGTTTCCGAATAAGGAAAATTTTCAATCATGGAAAAGAATTCATCTTCATCTTCCATCTTTTCTTGTATGTCATCACCATACTCTTGCTTGAGAAAAATAGATGCAGAAAAGAATCTATCAATAGGATTTCTAATAACAGCAATCTGCTCTATCCCTTCTATATCACAATACTTTTCATAGAGTTCTTTATAGAAATGAGTTATCTCACAATCTTCTATAAAAGAATGATTATAATGAGGGATACCATAAAGGTCTATAGGTTCATACTCCCATCCATTTAATGCCAGATTTGCTTCAATAAACCTTCCGCCAGTACGAGGGATATGAATGAGAAGAAATCTCTTACCAGTCTCTTTATGCTTAAAGGTTGCCATTATGTAATGATTCTACTAAATCCCTTTATCTTTTCAAATTTTACTACACTATCAAATCTATCTTCCATACCTGTTTTATGGGATATAACAAATATATTTACATCTGTAATTACATACTTAATGATCTTTAAGAATTCATCTGTTCCGAATCCATCCAACGAACTATCAAACACCTCATCCATGATAAGGAGATTAGTATTCACAGAGTTCTTCATCCTTGCTACTTCTCTCCAAGTAAACAAGAGAGCTAAATCTATTCTCATCTTCTCTCCCTCGCTGAAAGAAGCATAAGAAAAGTCCTCATGAATTGGGGACTTTACAGTTTCATTAAACTCTTCATCAAGTGTAAAATTAATATAGAAATCCATCATCTGAAGATAGCGATTCACCTGTTGATTAATCAAAGGCAAATACTTCTTGATGATCTTTGACTTAACTCCACCATCTCTTAATAAACTATATGAAAAATCATAATAGTTTATATTTTCTTTTTTGGAAGCTAATTCGTCGTAAGTAGTTCTTAAATTGTCCTGGAAGGTTGCTAATTTGTCATGCTCAGTATTTCTGTTTGCAAGTTGGTCGGTAATTCTCTGAATTTCCGATTCCAAATCTCTGATTTGTCG